TTTGACAGCATCTGATACTCATCAGGTACTGGACGAAGATCACCCTTATCTCACTTTCTAAAGTGTCACAACGGGGTTGACACAGCATCAACCCCATCCTATACTAAACACATACCAAACAACACACCATGACCACATACAACGGTTCCACGAATTATGAAACTTGGAACGCAAAACTATGGATCGGCAACGATGAGTTTCTGTATAGCACTGCTATCCGTTGCGTCAAGTTCTGTAAAGAAGACGAAACCCCATGGGAAAAGTTCGTCCGTTGCATGACTGATGAATCAATCGGTAGATGGTGTCGATGTACTGGTGATGGAGTGGGATGGGATGATCCTGCCATCGATGCAGATTCAATGAATGAGATGATGGACGAACTTTGAACTGTCCCCAAGGCACTTGACACCAGCAACAGACCAGACTATACTAAGTTCAACAAGTGGGGGTGATGCATCCCACTCAAAACACATCACATTCAACTTACTTTTTTTCATCATGAATTTCGCAATCACTGGTTCATCTGCAATCGAAGCAATCGCACTTGCAGATAACACTGCCACCGTCACCTTCACTGGTGGTCGTTCATACGACTACACAGTCAACGATGTCACTGCTTTCGTCACTGCTCTTAACAGTGTGATGAGTGAGCAGGGTTCTGTTGGTCGTTTCGTGAACAACAGCATCAAGTCCAAAGCACTTCAAAATGTTGCTGCTTGATCTAGTCTAGAAGTCTAGTCGAGATGTGCCAGTTCTCACACTGGCACTCTGATCTCGTCGAGATGTATGTCATACATTACAATAAACACATCACGACGAGACACACATGAACATTCAAGTAACACCCATCACGAGAAAAGCAAAGAACAGATTCTCTAACCTAATGGACGAGAATCATACATGCACAATAGAGCAAGTGCGTGATGGTATGATGTTCCTGACATCTTCAAACAGGAAAAATCATTTTTGGGTTATGGTTGACAACGACCCCCATTGGATGCTACACTGATCACATAAGGGGAAGGAGTTTGCCCCATCTATAAGTAAAGTCACTCTGCGAGCACTGAGACTTATAATTTTAGGTTTAGTGTGTTGGTTCTCTGAGACTTGGGGTGGTGCCCAGGTCTTTTTTATTGTATCATGTTTTTATGGGATTATACAGTCGAGTGGACACTTTATAGACTGTCCACCCCCTAAAATAGATTCTACCTCCATCCTAGCACGTCAGGGGTGCCAATGCCGGGGCTTGTGCCACTTTGACAACTGGTTGCTGGGGGTTGCTTTTTGCCAGAATCTGAGGCATCATTGGCACAAGTCAAACCAACCACACCATGAAAACCCTTTTTGTCGCAATCCTTTGTCTGACCGTTGGCACAGCATATGGTCACTATTTTGTGGATGCCGTACAGGCAGGATCAGAATTGATCGAAACCGCCAGACAATCCTAGAACTGGCACAGGGAGACTGGAAACGGTCTCCTGATCGATTAATCTTAGGAAGACCAACCAACCACACCACACCCATGTTACACTTTTCCACAGGCAACGCAAAACTTTCAAAGGAAACATTAATTTTCAACCTACCAGCAGGCAAGACTTGCCCAGGTGCTGATACCTGCCGCAGCATGGCACTTGCAACCCCTAACGGTCGCAAGATCGTAGACTTTAAGACAACAACATTCAGGTGCTTTGCAGCATCGTCCGAGGTTCAATACGATGCCGTTTATGCTAATCGGGCAGAAAATTGGATGGAAGTAAAATCACATCTCCACAACGGAAACCTGGCACAATATATCAATGATGAGATGCACAAAAACTTAAAGAAAAAGCACACCCGTGTTCGTATACATGAGTCCGGAGACTTCTTTAGTAAAGAATATCTTATGGCATGGATTATGGTCGCACAAACTAATCCTAACCTAAAATTTTACTGTTACTCTAAGTCTTTAGAATTCTTCCTAGGATTAACACTTCCGGCAAACTTTTACCTCACAGCATCATATGGGGGTAAGTATGATTCTTTAATTGATATCGGTGCTTTCCCACGATATGTCAAAGTGGTTCATTCTGTAGAGGATGCTAACATTTTAGGTTTGCCGGTAGATGTTGATGAACGGCATTGTTTCACACCCGGACCTTTTGCGATCCTATTACACGGCACTCAACCTAAAGGATCTGAGGCAGGCAAAGCAGCACGGATTAACCGAACCGTTAAAAAGGAACTACGGGAAGCACTTGGAGTGTAAAGAAATGTCAAAGATCGGGTGACCTGCCACGGTTACCCGTTCTGATCCTGTAGAATAACAAAGTCAACACCGCACACCGCACCATGATCGCATTCTCCTCCCAAATGTTTCACCGCATGATCAGAATTGCTGCCCGTAGCATCCTGATTCAACAGGGTCCGATGACTGGCACCCAGTTGGTTCGCACTATGGGACTTGATCCCAAACGACACAAGGGAACCGTCCATGCTGTCTTGGTGGACCTTGAAACCCAAAGGTCCATAGGTGCGACTCGCAATGTCAAGACCGGTAAAAGATCCCTCTGGTTCTCCATTGCTCCACGCAAAAGAGACAGACTGATGGCAGCAATCGTAGGATAATCTGATTTTCTTAAGATTTGGAGGGCAGCAATGCTCTTCAAATCTGGTATACTTTAGAAGAACCACACCGACACCGAACCGATGACAATCTTCCCCAATTCCCCCGAAATGGAAGCAACATGGGACGACCTTATGACAGGTCTCTTTGATTTTGTGAGCAACACACAATCTGATCTTGATGCTTCACACGACTGGGTTTGCGACCAATTGGAAATTGAGTCCTTTGTTGATAACAAAGGTGCATGGAATAGTTTCTATGAAACCTGGCAATCTGCCTACGATGGCAACAATTGGTGGGGTTCAAAAATCTCTGCCTGATTAACACTTAGGGGGACTAATCATCCCCCCTATTCTTTAACCTTTCACCACACTAAAATCATGTCACTAACACTCGCAAAATATAATCTTACTTGGGATTGTTACTCACAGTTTGCACTTAAAGATGATGATATCGGTGGAATCTACACTGATTACATACACTTTGATGCTGTCGGTGATTATCACTTTGCAGTGTCATTCCGTGTTGGTGAGTGGAGACAATTGGGGATCTTATTCTGCGAGGTTGCTATTACCACCCCAGAAAAATGGATCGAAAAAAGACATTATGCGTTTGGACAATTTAACACTAATCTAGGTGCTAAATTATTCTCTCAGTTTGCACTAAATCACTTTATTGAGACTGAAAATTGGGCAGTGTGTCCATCCTTTGAACCCGTAGAGTATATTGACGGGGACCCTTTTACACTGGCAGGGGATGAAATAGTGTCGGATCTTATCTAACACTTAAGGGGGACTAATCATCCCCTTAAGTAATACTTAACCCCGCACAGTTGTTGAACAGCAGTTCGTTCGTTCGTGCGGGGTGCGTATATAAAACCCATGGGTCCCTGGAAGCTATAAACGACCCAGAACGACCTTGAGATACAACACTCAAAGTTATTTCAAAATACCCACTATAAATTTTTTTTTTCATATATAAAAAACGGCATCAGGATTCAAAGATATGCAAAAAAATCCCGCAGAAAATTTTACGACTATAGAGATCGATCCAGTAACCGGTGAGCACTTATTAACAATACCCGAATGGATATGTGATGAGAATGGATGGTATGAGGGAGTAGAAGTAAACATCGAGTTTGATAAAGATTCGATTATTATTCGGAGTATCAATTAGGTTGACTGTGTATAGATAGAGTGTTATGATAGTGAAGTAGTTTAATTAAAGTTATGGCTAAAGGATTTACTGTAAAAGCAAAGACACCCAAAGCAACTGAGAGTGCTCCAGAATGGGACTATGAAAAAGCAAAGGAAATGGTAAGAGGTAAAACTATTGTCTTTTGTTTACCAGGTAGAGGAGTTTCTTATACGTATCTCAAAAACTTTGTACAACTTTGTTTTGATTTAGTGCAGGCCGGAGCAAGTATCCAGATTTCGCAAGATTATTCATCGATGGTAAATTTTGCCAGATGCAAATGTTTAGGTGCGAATGTATTACGAGGACCGGATCAAATTCCATGGGACGGTAAGTTGCAGTATGATTGGCAATTATGGATTGATAGTGACATTGTATTTTCGTCTGAGAAGTTTTGGCAATTAGTTCTGATGGACCAGGACATTGCGAGTGGATGGTATATGACAGAAGATGGTAGGACAACAAGTGTTGCACATTGGATGGAAGAGGATGATTTCCGTAATAATGGTGGAGTCATGAATCATGAAACCGGGGAGAGTATTTCAAAACGTCGTAAACCTTTCACTGTTGATTATGCAGGATTTGGATGGTTACTAATTAAGCACGGAGTGTTTGAACATAAAGAAATGAAGTATCCATGGTTTGCTCCGAAGATGCAAGTCTTTGAGAGTGGAGAGGTACAGGATATGTGTGGAGAAGATGTATCATTCTGTCTCGATGCTATCGAAGCAGGATTTGAGATATGGTGTGATCCACGGGTTCGTGTCGGACACGAAAAGACAAGAGTCATCTGATGGGACTGACAGAATATACAATTCTCCATAAAAGGAAAGTTCTGTATAAGAACTTGACGGAGGAGGAGTATTTTGATAAGATGGAGGACCTTTCGATAGAGTATTATCAGAAAGGTTCTCCAAGACCACAAGATCTTGAAACAAAAATCACAAAGTATTAAGGAGTTATTATGGCAGTACGTTCAAAGGTTGGATTGAGTGGTAATGGTTTTGTGGAAGCTAAACCGAAAAAGACTCGTCAAGGAAGTGGGAAGCATACAAAATATGCCGCGACTTCTCGTAATGGGAAACGTAAGATGTATCGTGGACAAGGACGGGGTTAATATATAATCATAGTATCATCATCATTATATGGCCTGTTTGATTGCAAATCTTCCATCGCAGGAAGTATGGGTTCGTAAGGAGTATCTAACGGACCATCAAAGTGGACATGGTGAATTTGTAAAGGGCGTTTGGGTATCGGTTAAATCGTTACCTGGACGTGCTTTTTATTTTGAGACTTATTTACCAGAGTATGCGGCAATGTATGATAAATTGCCTATCAGTGCCTTTGTAACGGACCCTGAGACCCCAAGTCCGGACATGAACCTACCAAACCTACAGTTTTGGAATTGTATGGACTACGGGGTTGTCTCGGTAGATAAGAAATTCATAGGATCAATGGACTTTGAATGTTATACACGGGACTATGGTAATGTAAAAGGTACTTATGTCTGTACTATTGATAACTATCATCATGATCCTGACTATGTTGATTGGTCGACCAGTGAGAATCCTGCCGAACACAAGTCTCATAACCTAATTGAACTTGAAAATGGGCAGTATGCACTGTATCCAAACAACAGATTACGTATTTTTGACAATAGTTTGACACCTGTCGAACCCAAAATGCCTGATTTTAAAGTATCAACTCAATATTACAGTGTTGAAAATGGTTTTGAAAGACTTGGAATGGGTCGTGAGGACGAATATTTCTGGAAAACTGCACAGGAACGTGAACTCTTACTTGAAGAGGATAGAAAATAAATAATAGTTCCATGCATTAGCATAATGTTACGTTCTATAGCAACATTTATTGTCTCTCTTCCTGTTTTATTATTTCCTTCTGCCTCAATAGCAGATCCTTATATTAATATTGAGTCTAATGCCGGTTATGTTACTAGATGTTCCAAATGTCCAACCAAATATAACGGTGGTATTACCGAATTTCATATTGGTTACAAAGGAAAAATTGGTGAAAAATCATCATATTATTTTCAAGGTGGTCCAGCCCTTGTTAGTGAATCTGGTAATATGAATGAAAATGAAGGTTCAGCAAAAGCTGGTGTTAATTTTGAACTAAGTAAAAATCTTAGTGTATATGGTGAAGTTTGGACAATATCTGATGGAATTGGTTTCGATGGAAATCAATTTACCACTAAAATTGGTGCCACAGTAATATTTTAATTTTTTATAAAAAATAGGGATAGTAACCCCTTAAAAAGTTCTGATTTTAACAATCAGGAGTAAAAATGGGCAATTCAACAGTTGACAGAAATACAAGTTACATGAAAGAAGTGTGGGGAACAACAAGTTTGACCACAGATTACTGGTCATTACCCAAAAAAATTGAAAATTCGGAAGAAAAAGTACTTCAAGAGATTATGCACGATGATTTGAAAAAAGGACAGAAGAATCTCCAGGAATAGAGTATAAATATAATTAAGAAAACTCTTTGATAATAAAAATGAAGAGGATATCAAGAGGGTTTAAAGATATAAGTTTATCTTTTGATCCTCATCCTACTACTAAAGATATTCAAGTATTAAGAAATGAATCTGCTATTCGCAGGTCTGTAAGAAATATTGTACAAACAATTCCCACAGAAAAATTTTTTAACTCAGTTTTTGGTTCTAATGTCAGAGGTTCATTATTTGATTTCATTGATTTTGGTACTGCATCAATAATTGCAGATGAAATTGAAATTTCTATCAATAACTTTGAAACAAGGGTAAATAATTTACAAGTAATTGTAAAACCTAGACCTGACCAAAATACATTTAGTGCTACTATAATTTACGATATCATCGGTCAAGAGTTTCCTACACAAGAGTATTCATTCCTTTTAGAGGCAACAAGATAAAATGCCTTTTACAAAATTTACAAATTTAGACTTTGATCAAATAAAAGAATCTATCAAAGATTATCTTCGTGCTAATTCAAATTTCACGGGATTTGATTATGAAGGTTCTAACTTCTCAGTCTTGATTGATACATTAGCATATAATACCTATATAACGGCATTCAACTCTAACATGGTCGTAAATGAGTCTTTCTTAGACTCTGCGACTCTTAGAGAGAATGTCGTTTCTTTAGCAAGAAATATTGGATATGTTCCAAAATCTAGAAATTCTGCGAAATCTACAATATCTTTCTCAGTTACAGTAAATGGTTCAAATACACAAAAATTATCTCTTCAAAAAGGTCTTGTATGTAAAGGTCTTATAGAAAATACATCATACTTATTTTCGGTGGTAGAAGATATTACGGTTCAAACTGAAGATGTGAGTTTTACAGATGAGAATGAAAATAATATTAATTCCGTAAAAGCAGATTTTAATAATATTGAAGTTTTGCAAGGAACATTTCTAACAAAGCAATTTGTCTATGATGGATCAATAGATCAGAGATTTATTTTAGATAATTCTTTTATAGATACTGCAACAATAAAAGTTTACATTGATGGAGTAGAATATAAATTAGTTGATAATATTGTAAATGTGAATAGTGAGTCTGCTATATTTTTAATTCAAGAGATACAGGATGAAAAATATGAATTATTGTTTGGTGATGGATTAATTGGAAAGAAATTACAAAATGGTGTTGTTATTCAAGTTAACTATTTGGTAACTGAAGGTGAAGAAGGAAATGGTGCATCATTCTTCTCCTTTGCAGGTAGAATAATTGATAGCAATAATAACCCAATTTCACCGCAACCATTTGGTGTAAATACAGTATCTAAAGCACAAAATGGTTCCGGAATTGAAAAGATAGATTCAATTAAGTATTTTGCTCCAAAGATATACTCCGCACAAAACAGAGCAGTAACTGGTCAAGACTACGAATCTATCATTAAAGAAATATATCCAGACACAGAATCTGTTTCTATTATTGGTGGAGAAGAACTAGAACCCCCAGAATTTGGTACAGTTCAAATATCAATCAAGCCAAAAAATGGTGAGTTGGTTAGTGAGTTTAATAAGTCTAGAATACTTTCACAACTCAAGAATTATTCCGTTTCTGGAATTAAGCAAAGTATTCTAGACTTGAAAGTTTTATATGTGGAATTGGATTCCTTTATTTATTATAATGACTCAAAAGTATCTACTCCACAGACACTTAAGACTAAAATATCAAATACTCTCAGTAGTTATGCAAAATCTTTAGATTTGAATAAGTTTGGAGGAAGGTTTAAGTATAGTAGAGTTTTAAGAGCAATTGATGATACTGATACTGCTATAACATCTAATATTACTAGGGTAAAGATAAGAAGAAATTTAAATGCTCTTTTTAATCAATTTACCCAATACGAACTCTGTTTTGGTAATCAATTTCATGTAAACGATAGTGGATTTAATATTAAATCAACAGGATTTACTGTTGCTGGTGAAAGTGAAACTGTTTATTTGACTGATGTTCCAAATCCAGATAGAAAGACTGGATTAATTTCTGTTGTGAAAAATTTATCAAATGGAACAATTAGAGTTGTTTCTAAATCTGCAGGAACGGTAGATTATGTTAAAGGTGAAATTAATATTGGAACTGTAAATATTACTTCTACTGAAAGACCAAATAATATTATAGAAGTTCAAGCTATACCAGAATCTAATGATGTTATCGGGTTGCGTGATATTTTCTTGAAATTAGACATTTCTAATATCGAAATAAATATGTTAAAAGACGTTATTTCCTCAGGTGAAGAAATATCAGGGACAGTGTTTAGAAGAAGTTTCTATACATCAAGTTATTCAAACGGAAAATTAATCAGAGAGTAATATGATACGTACTGGATTTGAATCTAGAGTAAAGATTCAAGATGTAATTTCAAACCAACTTCCAGAATTTATTTTGGACGAAAGTCCAAAAACTCTTGATTTTCTAAAACAGTATTACATATCTCAAGAATATCAAGGTGGAACGGTAGATATTGCAGAAAATTTAGATCAATATTTAAAATTAGATAATTTAAAACCAGAAGTTATTGTTGACAATGTAACTTTAGAATCTTCTATTGGAGAAGATGGTGATACTATTACCGTATCAAGCACTAAAGGATTCCCAACAAAGTATGGACTTCTTAAAATTGATAATGAAATTATCACATATACTGGAATTACAACCAATAGTTTTATAGGATGTATACGTGGTTTTAGTGGAATAACCGATTATCATAATGATCTGAATATAGAAGAATTAGTATTTGAACAATCTAGTAAATCGTCTCATAGTGAAGATTCTAAAGTAACAAATTTAAGTTCTTTATTTTTAAAAGAATTTTTTAAAAAGTTTAAATTTACTTTTGCTCCTGGATTTGAAGGTAGAAAGTTTGATGATAGAATTGATGTAGGTAATTTTATTAAAGAAATAAAATCTCTTTATTCGTCAAAAGGTACTAATGAATCCTTTAGAATTTTATTTAATGTACTTTTTGGAGAAAATCCATCCATTATTAATCTAGAAGACTATCTTTTAAAGTCTTCGGATGCAAATTATGTCAGATCTGATATTGTAATTTTAGAACCTATCTCTGATGGAAATCCTGTAAATATAAAAGGTCAATCGTTATTCAAAAATAATAATTCTTTTGTTTCTGCTGCAATTTCTTCTATAAGTCCTTTTACTAGAGGACAAAAATTATATTATAAAGTATCTCTTTTTGTTGGATCAAATGATGGACTTGCAGCAAAAGAAACTTTTGATATAACTCCAAATACAAAATCATTAGAGGATGTAAATGTAGGTGTAGGTAATTCTGTAATTAGTGTAGACTCTACTATTGGATTTCCAGAGTCTGGAACTATTTACTCCGGATCTAATACAATAACCTATACCAACAAGAGTATTAATCAATTTTTTGGTTGTTCTGGTGTAGAAAGCAAAATTTCTTCTACGAATAACATTTATTCTGATGATACTTACTTTTCTTTTGAAGATGGTGATACATCAAAGAGAATTGATTTTAGACTAACTGGAATCATTTCAGAATTTAATCAAGGTTCTGATAATATTATTATATCTGAGAATCAAAAAATATCAATTCAAAGTATTGGTGATAATGTTATAAACCCTCAAGATAATAAAAATTATAAGCAAATTTTCGCAAACTCTTGGATTTATAATGCTTGCCCTTCAATTGATATTGAATCTATACAAGGATCTAATATAATTCTAAAAAATTCTGTCGATAAATGCCAATTAAAGAAAAACGATTTAGTAGAAATTGTAGATAGAAGTACAAATATAGTTGTATACCCAACCTTAACATCCGACACTCCTTTTGTGGGTCAGGATATTTCTATAGGATCAAACCAAGTATTTTTATCAGAATTTTCTTTTACTGGAAATGGACTTTATAAGATAAGAAGAAAAGTAAATAAAGCATATAGTAATACTATCGGTTTTTTAAATGGAAATGGTTCCGAAATAACTGATATTCAAAATGTATATTTCGAAGATAACAAATTTGCATATGTCGCATCTAATTCTTTACCTTCAAGTAGAATTACGGGAATAACCACAGAATTTTTATATGATTTAACCCCCGAATTATCTGAACAGAGTATTTCCCCTGATTCCGGATTTATAACAGATAAAGATCTAGATACTGATGCATTCACTACAATATCTTTCGAAGATAAAGTTAAATTTATAACTGGTGATAGAGTAATTTATAATTTTTCAGATAAAAGATTAAAAAAATTAGATAATAATGAATACTTTGTAAAAGTAATTGACCAAAATTCTATAAAATTATTCGAATCTATAAGCACATTAGATGATGATAAGTTTGCTGCCAAATTTTACTCTGACGAGGATGAAAACTTTAATACAGATTCTATTTTAGGTTCTCATACCTTTACATTATTTTCTCAAAGTAATAAAAAATTATCCGGTTCAAAGATTCTTAGAAAATTTCCAATTCCTTCAAATATAAAATTTGGAAAATCCACAGATACTATTCCAAATTTTTCTGTAGGGATGCTCATAAATGGTGTAGAAATATCAAATTATAAATCGGGAGATAAATTATATTATGGCCCTCTAGAAAAAATTAGAGTTTTAAATGGTGGAAAAAATTACGATGTTATTAATTTACCCAAACTAAAGGTACAAGGTGGATCTGAAGAAGCTTTAGCAATACCAGTTATTACAGGTACAATAACAGATATTAATGTAACTCCTCAAGAATTTGATATTGAGCAAATTACAAGTATTTCTATCGAAGGTGGAAATTCTAAAGGAGGATTATTACAACCAATATTAACAAAAAGAAGAAGAGAAATTTTATTTGATGCAAGAAAAACTACCCAAGGTGGTGGCATCTCCACGTCCACCAATCAGATAACATTCTCAGAAGATCATAATTTATTTAATGGTCAAGAAGTAGTTTATTTTAATAATGGAAATAGTAACGTCAGTATAGGATTGGGATCATCTACTCTTACAAATAATAGTTTTTATTTCGTATCTGTAGACAACAGCACAACAATTCAATTACATGAAACCTTTGAAGATGCGATAAATGATACAAATCCTATTGGATTTGGTGGAACTATTTTTACGGGAATTCAAAAATTTAAAACTGCAGACTTTAAAGACACTCTCACTGAAATTAGAGTTATTGATGGAGGAACATTTACAAATAGACAACTGTATGTTAAAACATCAGGAATATCTACTACAAAAAATACAATTAACTTTGAAGATCATGGATTTTCTACTGGAGAAGTTGTCGAATACTTTATTGATTCTGGAGAGACTCCAATATCTGGTCTTTCCACAACAAACAGTTATTATATTGTAGCAAATAATAAAGATTCTTTCCAATTATGTGATGCTGGTATAGGAAATACAATATCATCTAATTTTGAAAGAAGGAATATTGTTGAATTGACAACAACAGGATCTGGATACCAAAAATTTAAATATCCAGATATCAAAATATCTGTAAACTTATCACCAGTAGGATCTGCAGTTGAAACTGCAAAATCTATACAAGTTTCACCAACTATTAAAGGATCTATAGAACAAATTTATGTTTATAACAAAGGTCTTGGGTTTGGTACAACAACACTAAATTTTGAAAGAACACCAAAAATATCTTTACAAAATGGAAAAGAAGCAAGTATCAAACCAAATATTATTTCGGGATCCTTGTTATCTGTCAGCATTGAATATGGGGGGTTTGAGTATTTTTCCGAACCAGATTTAGAACTATTTGATTCTACTGGAAAAGGATCTGGAGCTAAGTTAAAAGCAAATATTTCTAAAGGCAAAATCTCTTCGGTCGTTGTGATTAATAGAGGTTCAAATTATCCAGACAATAGTAAGATTATCATAAGACCTAGAGGACTAAATGCTGTATACGAAGGAAAAATTAGATCTTTAAATGTAAATTCCCCACAAAAAAGATCCGGTTTATATTATGATTTAAAAAATAAAAATCAAGGTCTTCAGTTCACTTTTAATGGATACTCAGATAAATTAAGAGACTCTTTTGGGGAAGAATCTTCTACAAGTTCTGGTATTATCGGATGGGCTTATGATGGAAATCCAATATATGGTTCTTTTGGAATATCAGACCCTACAGATATAAATTCAACTACAAAAACATTAGTTTCTGGATATACTCTAGACACTTCAAAAGTTATTGATAGACCTTCTGAGTTTTCTGATGGATTTTTTGTTGAAGATTATTGTTTTGATAATTCTGGAGATTTAGATGAACATAATGGAAGATTTGAAAAAACAAAAGAATTTCCAAATGGAGTTTATGCTTATCATGCTTCAATAAATTCAATTACAGGAAATCCAGAATTTCCATATTTTATAGGAAACACGTTTAGATCAAATTTATTAACCGAAAATAATTTCTTAGATCAAACATTTGAATTTACAAAATCTAATTTAATTAGAAATACTTTCCCATACAAGATTACCGAAAGATTTTCTGGATATGATTTTGTAACAGAATCTAGAGAAATCTCTAATCAAGATGTAAGAATAACTTCTATTTCTAAAGGTATTATCGATAAAATTGATATTGTAAATTCAGGAGAAAATTATAAAATTGGTGATAAATTAAAATTTGAAAATCAATCTTTTGGTGGTGGTGGTGTTCAATCTGAAGTATCTTCGATTAAAGGAAAAGAAATTTCTAATATAACAACATCCTCAGAAATTTTTGAAAATGCGGTTTTTGTGTGGAACACCAATAAAATTAGAGTTCATACACCAACACCAAATACTTTTAAGAATGGGGATTATGTAAACGTTTCTGGATTTACAACTTCTAAATTATCCCAATTGAATGGTTTCTCTTTAATTTCAGTCAAAGAAATTCCAAATGTTGCTATTACAACAGAAATAACCGCAAGTGGAATCTCTACTGATATTTACGTTACAAATATTCCAAATAATGTATCTTCTGGATCTAGTGTAAACATTGGCAATGAGACTCTTTCTATACTTAATATATACCCTGAAAAGAATATACTTAGAGTAAAAAGAGATAATTCAAACGTAGGAATAGTTCATACAGTAGGAACTGCTGTCACATTTAATAATTATATATTTGATATTGAAAAATCTATCCCATATTTCGAATCAAATAAAAATGTTAAAGTTTATTTCAATCCTAAGGAATCTGTAGGTCTTGGTACAACATCAGGAAAATCTAATAATATTCAATTTAGTATTGGTGAAGAGCCTATAAATTTGAGTATTCCGTCGCAATCAATTTTCTTAAAAAATCATCCATTCAAAAATAATCAAAAAGTAAATTTTGAAAGAGGAATTAATAATGATAACATTCAAGTAAAGAGCACTCCTACGGGTACAACTTTCGATTTACCTTCTGATCTTTACATAGTAAACAAATCCAGAGATACTGTTGGTCTTAAAACTTCTCCGACTTCAACGGAAGTTTATTTTATTGTAGCTGGTCAAGATTCTTCGGTTTATTTAATTGAAAGTGTTTTTGATGAAAAAACAGCAAAAGTTACAAAAAATAAATCTACTGTATCAGTATCAACATATCATGGTTTAAAAAGTGGAGATATTATTAATTTAAGTATAAACCCATCTCTTTCTGTTGGTATTGGAACTTCGTCTAAAGTAAATGTTTTATACAATAACTACACCGAGAACATAATTATTGATCCCGTTAAGATAAACACGTCTGATATTAATACTTCATTGAATGAAATTACAATTTCTAATCATACATTTAAAACCGGTGACAAAGTAATATATACAAATTCTTCATATATTTCACCAAATGTTCCTATTAATAACACTTTATATTTTGTGTTTGTAAAAGATAGTAATACAATTAAATTATGCGAGACTGTAATTGACTCACGTAATAATCCACCAAAAGAAATTAATATTACTTCTACGGGCAATTCCGTTCAAAAAATATCTTTAATCAATCCACAAATTAAAGTTGTAAGAAATAACAACTTAGTGTTTGATTTATCAGATAATACTTTATCTGGATATAAATTTAAAGTTTTTTACGATAAAGAATTTTTAAATAATTTTGTTTCTACAGGATCTACAGATTCATTTGTAACAGTGGAATCTGGAACTCCAGGAAGTTTAGGTGCAGAATTTACTATTAATTACAATTCAAATTTACCCCAAAAAATTTATTACTCACTTGAAAAATCCGGATATATTAGTACATCTGATACTACCATAGAAAACTATTCAGAAATTTTATATTCCGATAGTTTTTATAATCAAAGATACAGTGTATTTGGAATTGAATCTTCGGAATCTTCTTCTTTCAATATAAATCTTCAAAATATACCTGAAAAAATAAGTTATAATAGTTCTGAATGCGACAAGTTAGAATATACTACTACATCTAAAAATGCGAAAGGACCGGTTAATACAGTTAAAATAACATCAAGAGGATTAAATTACAATAAACTTCCCATTTTTAGTGAAACAGATTCGGAAGAAGGTAGTGGTTTATCCATCTTATCAAAATCTTCTAGTATTGGTAATGTATTATCTTCTAAAGTAATCAATAATAATTATGAATATTCCTCAGATAAAACTTTAAAACCTATTGCCTCAATTTCTCCTATAATTTCTTTAATAGGATCTAATATTGTAGGATTTGTTAGTGTTACTGATGGGGGATCTAACTTTATTAATATACCAGATTTAGTTTTGATTAATAAAGATGACAGAAAACCAATTTATAATGGCATATTAAGAGCAGTTATTTCCGGATCTTCAATAACCAGAATTGATGCTGAAGTTCCACCAAAAGGAATATCAGACTTTGGAGCAGAAGTCTTCACAGTAAATAACACAAATGGTGTTAGTGTTCAAAAAGTAAGTTATGATTCTAATTCCCAAACTTTTAATTGTACAATTACGACACCTTTTGGTGGATTTGGAGAAAAACCTTTTGCAATAAATGATGAGGTCTTTATTGAAGGTATTCAAAAAGAAGGATTGATAGGTGATGGATTTAACTCTGAGGATTATGGATACAAATTTTTTACTGTTACAAATTATGGTTTAGCTGCAGATCCTTCCGGAGCAGACATAGTAACAATAAAATCTAAATCATCTAATCCCGGAACTCCAAAATCTATACAAGATTCTTCAGGAACTTTAGTCAATAAAAAAAATTATCCATCATTTTTAGTTGAAATTAAATCATCTAATTTTCAAATTGGTGAAGATCTTTTGTTGAATGATGAAGAATCAAATTTAGAAGTATCTGATTACGAAAATAGTAATACAATAAAAATATTTGGATCCGATGTAATTAAATCCAACGATAAAATAACAGGAAAAGTAAGTGGCAACGTAGCAACTATTAATAATATTGAACTTTTTGATGGAAGTTACACAGTTTCTGCATCCAATAGAGTTGATGAAGGTTGGTTTACTAGGTCAGGATTCTTAAATGAAGATTATCAAGTTCTTCCGGATAATGATTATTACCAAAATCTTTCTTATGCTATCAAGAGTCAAGTAACTTGGAATGATCAAAAAACTGCTATTAATGATATTGTACATACCGCAGGAACTAAAAACTTTGCACATACAGAGTTAACTACAGAATCTGAAGTAGGAATTACATCAACAATAAATGTTACTACTATAGTTGTAGACGTTTTAAATGAAAAAAGAGTTGATACTATTAATAATTTTGATTTAGTTCAGGATATTGATGTTTTTGATGAAAGATCTAGATTTTTAAAATTAAATACAAAAAAACTTAGTGACTTTATTGAAGTAATTTCAAATAATGTGTTAAAAATTGATGATATTTCTGAAGATTTTTCGGATTCTGAGTTTGATCCAGATTTATTTGTTTCTATTGATGACGAAAAGGTAAGTGATTCTTCAATTTACCAAAACTTCTTAATTAAAGTAGTCTCTGAAGAATCGAAAAATCAGATTCAAATTACTGATATGACCATACTTAGTGATCCAGGAAATAATAATTTTGCAATTTTAGAAAAAGAAACTCTTACAAATTCGGGATTAGGAACTTCTCATACTGAAAATGAACAATATGGTGACTTTTCGATTGAAACTGATTTATTTGGAGATACATTTATTAGATTCACTCCTACAGATCCTTTTAATGTTGATTATAATATTAAATTTATTAAAAAATCATTTACTAATGATATAGGAATATCAACAGAATCTATAGGATTTGTAGATTTAATCTCATTTAGCAATATAGTTTCTACAGGAAGCACAATGAATATAGTAGGATTTAATACTAGTTCTTTGTCATCAATTTTTGTAACGGCAAACATAATTGACGGAAGAAATAATATTTCAAATCTTGTAGAACTTTATGTTACTCATGATGGAGAAAATACCAGTATTGCAGAATATTTTGTTGATAGTGATAGTAATTTCAATTCGGATAGTTTTCTAGGAATAGGATCTTTTGTTGCAGATATTAATTCTGGTCAATTTACTTTGGATTTTGAAAATAATTCACCAAATCCTCTTAATGTAAAATCAAGAATTGTTGGATTTGGGACAACAGGTAGAGGCGAAGATAATTACAGATACTTAGCAGAAAATCAATCAGCATCAACTGAAAGAACGGTTATTTATAGATCAGATATTGAAGGAACTAATGCTGGATCTACAAAAACTGTATTATCACTCAACAAGTTTAATTTTGATGCTGTTAAATCTTACATCGAAGTTGGAATAGGATCAATTAAAACTCTACATCAAGTTTTGCTATTACAAGATCAAAATAATATTTTTATTCAACAGTCTCCATACATTACTGACGATAATTACACTACTGGAATTGGAACTTTTGGTGGAAGTTACTCAGGTTCTACTAATTTTGATCTTGTATTCTATCCAGATGGAAATCAAGATATAAGTATAAATGCTTTCAGTCAATGTTTCTATACTGAGGTGGACTTTATAAATCAACCAAAACCTTTAAGTTATGGACCTGCTTTAGATGAGCATAAAGTTGCAGCATACAATTCTATTAATGGTGATAGATTTAATACAAAGAGTTTCACTTTAACAAAAGATGGAGTTCCTATTCTTGCGAGAACATTTAATCCAGTAGATACAAATCAACTTGATGCTTCTACGGGTAAATTTACACTTAAGGGAAATTATTTTAACGAAAATGAAGAATTAATTTACACCGCAAAATCAACTTTTTCTGGAATTTCACCTGTTGATATAACTTACAAAAATGGAGCATCAGAAGGTTCATTACCATCTTCCGTTTTTGTAATTAATAAGAATGAAGATGATGACACTTTCCAAATCTCTACAACCAGACCAGGAACTGCAGTAACATTTACAAATTTGGGTTCAGGAAATGCTCATCAATTTGAGATGTTCAAATCAAATGAAAAAGTTTTAATCACTTTGAGTGATTTAGTACAATATCCTTTAGTAACAACATTAATTACTAAAACTCTTGAAGGAAATGGTGGATCTGTTTCTGCAGCCTCTTCATTCATATCTTTAAGTGGAATATCTACGATAAATTCTCTGGATTTATTGAAAGTTGATGACGAATATATGTTAGTTAAAAATGTTGGATTCGGAACTACTAATGTTGGTCCAATATCTGGTTTGGGTGATATAAATTTAGTGAATGTTGAAAGAGGATCTGTAGGTTCATCGTCTACTATCCATTCCGATTCTTCTTCTGTGGGAATTTTTCAAGGAACATTTAATATTTCGGATGGTAAAATCAATTTCACCGAACCACCTAGAGGAAATGCAATCTTAACTAGAAATAAATCCAATTTAGAATATGAATCTGCAGAATTTTCAGGAAGAGTGTATTTGAGGGCAGATTACTCTTCAAATAAAATTTATGATAATCTTGGACCTACTTTTACTGGAATTGGTAGAACTTATACTTTGACCGTTGGTGGTCAAAATACGACAGGAATTGGCACAACTGGTGGAAATGGTTTTGTAATATTAAACGGAATTTACCAATCACCAGTAACAGATAATAATCCCGTAGGAAACTATAATATTTTAGAGGACTCATCGGCTGGAATAACTAGTATTTCATTCACAGGAATTAGAAGTGATTTGGGGGATCCTAATAGTGTATTCATTTCGGAGATTGATGTAAATCAAAATGAACTTCCAAGGGGAGGAATAATTGTTTCCTTAGGATCTTCTGGAGGACTTGGAATTGCACCATTAGTAGGTGCTTCAGTTACTGCAGTAGTTGGTGCTGGGGGAAGTATAGTTTCTGTAGGTATAGGGACAATAGATTTTAACGGGTCTGGATATAACGAATCTATAGTCTCTATTGGAGTCTCTATATTTGAAGATAATCATGCTGGGGATGTTGCTTCCATCAATGCTATAGTAGGTGCTGGAGGATCACTTTCTTTTACTGTTGGTTCTGGTGGAACTGGTTATATAAATCCACAAGTATTTGTATCCGAACCATCTTATGAAAATCTTTCTGTTACTGGAGTTTCTAGAGTCGGTTTAGGAGAAACTACAGATACTGGAGTTGGTTTTAAAGTTACAATAGATGTTGGTGCGAGTTCTACAACAGGAATAGGATCAACTTACTTTGAAGTCAAAAATTTTAAAGTATTAAACAATGGATATGCATTTAAGAAAGGTGATGTATTTACTCCTGTAGGATTAGTAACAGACTCTAGATTATCTTTCCCTATAACACAATTTGAACTAACAGTTTTAAGTACTTATAGTGATAATTTTGCAGTTTTCCAATATGGAGAATTTGATTACATTGACTCTGTTAAAAATTATCAAGATGGTAATAAAAGAAGATTTCCATTATTCTATCAGGGAGATTTGATTAGTTTTGAATCTGGAAGTGATGATATTCTAAAATCAGACCTTCAAAACTTACTACTTGTTATTGTTAATGGAATTATTCAAGATCCCGGATCTGCTTATACTTTTGAAGGAGGAACATCTTTCCTCTTCACCGAAGCCCCTAAAGTAGAAGATAATATTGATATTTTCTTCTATAGGGGAACTAAAGGAACTGATGATAGATTAGTTACCGATATTATTCCATCTATAGAGGTTGGTGACACCGTTCAGGTATATAAAAATAATAGTATTCCCGAAACAATAACTCAAGACGAAAGAGTTGTTTTTGATCTTTCGAGATCAGATACTTTTGAAACAAATCCATATGCAGATCAAGGTATAAATGAAATTGATCTTAAACCATTGTCATGGACAAAACAAAAAACTGATAGAGTTGTAAATGGACAACAAATATTTAAAACAAGGAATTCTATTCTATCTCAGATTTATCCAGTCACTAAAATTATAAAAGATGTTTCGACTAGTGATAACATTATTTATGTAGATAATGTAGATTTCTTTGGTTCTGATGATATTGACGGAGCACCATATCAATTTAAAGGTCTAATTGTAGAAGACAATAATTTTATATCTGCAGATATTACTACAAATATTGGCATCGGGACAACTGTTTCTGCAATTACAATTACAAATCCTGGAAGTGGGTATGTGCCATCCTCTACGGTTGATATTAAATTCATGAGTCCTATAAAAGTTGGAACTGGAACTGAAACAGCTTCTGCTATAGGAACTATTTCAATTGGTGGAACTTTATCTTCAGTGACTATAACAAATCCTGGATTTGGTTACACAGTAGCACCTCGTGCAATTGTAGAAACAATAGATCCTAGTATTGAAAATACTGTATCAATTCCGAATATTAAAGGATTTAATGGAAATATTATTGGAATAGGAACTACAACTTCTTCTGGACAACTTGCACTGAAATTTAATATAGAGAGAGATAAAGATGAAAATAATAATTCTGTTAATATTTCAGATGAATTTGGACCAGGTTATGCAATTCTAGTTTATAATACAAATGTTGGATCTGGAGTTACTACAGTTGATGGTGATGACAATTCTATTATTGGTATTGGAACTAATTTCTTAGATAATATCTACTATATTAATGAGATCACTAAAAATGGTCCTACAGGTATAATAACTTGTACAGTAGATTCTGGTTCAAATATTATAGGTATTGCAACAACTGGTGGATATCTCGGAAGATTCTCTTGGGGTAGATTAGAATTTGATTCTACTGTTGCTAGATCAAGTTCTCCAATATCTATTGGGGTTACCGGAAAAACTATTAATGTTGGATTAACAACATTTCCTTCAGTAATTAGAAGAGGAGTAGGACTAAGACAAACTGGTGCTATTTAAAAGATATTTGTAACTCATATAAATATCTAAAAATCTTGTGTAAAATAAAGATATGTCGGCATTAGTAACAGATCAATTTAGAATTGTGAATGCAAATAATTTTGTTGAATCTTTATTGAACAATAACAATTCTTATTATGTATTTCTTGGTTTATCTAATCCAGGTAGTACCGGATTACCAGTTGGTTTCGGTAGAACTACAACTTGGGATGCTTCTCCATCAGATATTCCAAGTCCTGTAGATAATTTTCAATACTTATCTCATTATAGAGATACTATGTTATTCGGCAAAAAAATTGGAAGTGACAATGTAAGAAGAGTAATTAGAAGAATTAATTGGACTTCTAATACTCGTTATGACATGTATAGGCATGATTACAGTGTAAATAATTTAAGTCCAAATTCAAATAGCGCTAGATTATATGATACTAATTATTATGTAATGAATAGTGATTTCAAAGTTTATATTTGTATAGATAATGGTTCTTCTGGAACTAATTTAAGAGGAAATATATCTAGAGATGAACCAAAATTTGTAGATTTAGAACCTACCGCAGCAGGTAGTAGTGGTGATGGATATATTTGGAAATATCTATTTACGGTAAATCCTGCAGATATAATTAAATTTGATACTACGGAATATATCGTAATACCAAATGATTGGGAAACTTCCACAGATCCTCAAATTGTTAATGTAAGAGAATCTGGTGATTCTTTTGAAAATAACAATCAAATCAAAAAAGTATACATCGAAAAAGCAGGAAATACAATTTATGCATCGAGATCTTACAAAATTGTAGGTGATGGAACTGGGGGTGAAGTAGAAGTAACAGCAAATAATAATGGACAAATAACTGACGTGAAGGTTATTTCTGGAGGAAATGGTTATACTTGGGCGCAAGTTGATTTGGAAAGTTCTGATTCTACTTCAGAAAGAGCAAAATTGATTCCGATCATTCCACCATCGAATGGGCATGGATATGATATCTACACAGAATTAGGTTCTGATAAAATATTAATTTACTCTAGATTTGATGATTCAACAAAAGATTTTCCAGTAGATACAAAATTTGCACAGGTTGGAATACTCCAAAATCCTAAAAAATTAAACTCTAAAACTGAAAATTTCACAGAATCTACATTCTCTTCTTTATACTCCATAAAGTTAGATTCAAAATCTACTTTTCCTGTAATTGGAACTCGTATGTTCCAAGATTTAAGTAATAGTAAACAAGCTAGAGGTTATGTTGTTTCTTATGATACAGAAACTAATGTTTTAAAGTATTATCAAGATAGATCTTTATATTTTGATAATACTTTCGATCAAACTGATAATAATAACATTTCAACTAAAGGAGAAGTTTTTCCATTCGAGGCATCTTCAAATGAAATAACACCTTTTGGTGGATCTGTTAATACATCTTTCAGTGGAATAACTACAACAATTGGTTCAAAACAAATAAATTTAGGTGTCACCTTTCAAGATGGACTTGCTCAACCTGAGATAAATAAAAGTACTGGAAAGGTAATTTACATTGATAACAGGTCTCTAATTAAAAGAGACTCTAGACAAAAAGAAGACGTTAAAATTATCCTGGAATTCTAAAAAAAGATGTCACAGAAAACAAATTTAAACATAGGCCCATATTACGATGATTTCGATAGTGGGAATAATTTTTACAAAGTATTATTCAAACCAGGATATCCAGTTCAGTCTAGAGAACTAACTACTTTACAATCTATTATTCAAAATCAAGTAGAAGATTTTGGTAGTTTTATATTTAAAGAGGGATCGATGGTGATTCCCGGAAATATTGGATATGATCCAAATTTCTTTGCCGTAAAGTTAAATTCAACTCAATTTGGGGTAGATATATCACTTTATATTGAAAATTTCTTAGGAAAAACTATAGTAGGTGAAGTAACAGGAATAACGGCAAAGGTAAGAAAAGTTATACTTCCAGATGAGTCTGATGATGTAGAATATGTTACGTTATATCTTAAATACTTAGATTCCGATCAGAATTTCGAATTTACAGAGTTTCAAGATGGTGAAACTCTCGCAGCTTTAGATAATGTAGTTTATGGAAATACTACGATTAATTCCGGAACGGCATTTGCATCTCTTATTACTTCAGAATCTACATCTGTAGGTTCTGCAGCATTTATTGGAAAAGGTGTTTACTTTGTTAGAGGTTATTTTGTAAATGTAAATGATGAAAATATAATTTTAGATTACTATACAAATACTCCTTCTTATAGAGTTGGTCTATCTGTAACTGAATCAATAATATCTGCTAAAGATGATACATCTTTATATGATAATGCAAAAGGATTTTCTAACTTTGCATCTCCAGGTTCCGATAGATTAAAAATATCTTTAAATTTAAGTAAAAAAGAATTATCCGATAATAATGACACTAATTTTATAGAACTTCTTCAGGTAGAAGATGGAAAAATTAAAAAAATTGAAACAAAAGCAGAATTTTCTAAAATTAGAGATTATATTGCAGAAAGAACTTATGATGAATCTGGACATTATACAATAAATCCTTTTGATATTACTTTAGCAAATTCTTTAAATAATCGTTTAGGGAATAATGGTGTATTTTTTGAAAATGAACAAACATCTAAAGGCAATGTTCCTTCTGATGATTTAGCATCATTAAAAATTTCTCCAGGTAAGGCATATGTGAGAGGATATGATATCGAAAAAGTATCTACAGAAATAGTAGATGTAGAAAAACCAAGAGATACTAAAAATTTACCCGATGTAGGAATTTCTTTCGAAATTGGAAATTTGTTTACGGTAAACAATGTTACTAGTTTGGCAAAGATTAGATCTACAATTGATTTACATTCTCAATTTTTTGGGTCTGGATCTAAAATTGGAGAAGCAAGAGTATATTCTTTCAATTTAAGAGATTCTGCATACTTAGATGATTCTACTAATTGGGATTTAAGATTATATGACATTCAAACATATACAAAATTAACTCTAAATGTGGATTTAACTGCAAATGAATACTTAGAATCTTTTATTGTAGAAGGAGCAACATCAGGAGCTAGTGGATTCTTAGAATCAGATTCCTCAGCATCAAATACCATCTTCCTGAGGCAAACTTCAGGAACTTTTGTAAAGGGAGAGGGTTTGATTGTAAATGGTATTGAATCCTCTAGATCTGTAGAATTTGTTCAAAGTTATGGAATTGGAGATGTAAAATCAGTAAAACAAATAACTCCTTTTGGTGCATCTTCTAGTGATTTTATTGCAGATGTAGTTTTAGATAGAATTTCTTTTAACGGTGGAATATCTTTAATTTCTGTTTCTGGGGCATCCTCCGGAATATCAACAGTAACTGCAAATGGTCGCAAATTTGTAGGTATAAAAACTGATAATATTATTAGATATCAAAGAAGTAGTACAAAACTAGAAACTTATAATAGAGTTGTATCTGTTAGTAATGATGGACTTTCGTTTGAAGTTTCTGGAATAACATCTGTTGCTGGTGTTTTTGATGGTGCAATTCCTTCATCTCCCGGTCAATTTGTTTCTGGTCCAGAAATTGTAGATTCTCAAGTTTCTGGATTCCTTGCTCAACCTACTGTTAGGGGTTCTGGTAAGTTATATGCATTATTACCAGAAAAAAATACATCTTCATTAGATTTAGCATCTTCAAATTTATATTTAAATGAACAGATAGTTGGAAAAAATGTTAACGGTGATGATGAATTGCAGTTATCAACATCTGGAGATGTGTCAAACATTAATGGGATAACATGGTCAGCATTTGATGAAGAAAGATATACTGTAGGTTATGCAAATGGAAACATACCTAGAATTACTAATGACTCTATTTCTATATCCGGAAGTAATTTAACTATAAAAGGATTAGATAATACTTTGTCATTTAATGACTCTGTTGTTAATGTAACGGTACTTAAAGATAACATTCAAAGTAAAGTTAAGAATTATGATAGAAGCACAGTTACATTTGTATCTGGATCAAAATTTAAAGAATCCGGATCAAATGAAAATACTTCAAAAAATGATGGATTAACTTTTAATAATTATTATGGATTGCGAATTCAAGATGAAGAAATTTCTTTAAATTATCCAGATGCTGTAAAAGTCATTTGTGTATACGAATCTTTAGATAGTTCCAATCCAGTTTTAGATAGACTTCAATTCCCATCTTCTTCTGATGTTAGTAATAATGCCATTATTGGTGAAAATGTCATAGGAACAGAAAGTGGTGCAGTAGCTAGAGTAGTTGCAAATGTAACTACTACTCCATCATCGTCTGCTGATACTTTAGGGATTGTTTATTTGAACAATCAAAAATTCAATGTTGGTGAACTAGTAAAATTTGAAGAATCTAATATTAATAGCACGTTAGAAGCAATTATAAAAGGAAGTTATAAAGATATTTCAACCTCATTTAAACTTGACAGGGGTCAAAAAGAACAATATTACGATTACTCTAAGATTGTTAGAAGTGAAAGTGCTTCGGAACCATCTAGAATAATGATGATTGTTTTTGATCATTATTCTGTGCCTGCTAATGAAGATGGAGATGTATTTACAGTTGCTTCTTATCAAGAAGAGAGATATTTAAGTGACATCCCATTAATTTCCGGAAAAATTAGAGCAACTGATACTTTAGATTTTAGACCTAGAGTTGAAACATTTAATTCTGGTATAACTACTAATAGATCTCCCTTTGACTTTGCAACTAGAACTGGGGCATTTAACTCCAACCCTTCAAGATTGTTAGCAGCAGGGGAAAGTTCTATTTTATCTCAGAATTTCTATTTACCAAGAATTGATAAAGTTTATTTAACTACAACTGGAGAATTTTTGATTGATAAAGGAATTCCATCAAAAAATCCAGAAGAACCAAAAACTAGAGAAGACATGTTGGAATTGGGTACAATCAATTTACCAGCATATCTTTATGATCCTCAAGATGCAGAAATAGTATCTGTAGACAATAAAAGATATACTATGAGAGATATTAGTCTCATAGAAGATCGTGTAGAGGTTCTTGAGGAAGTAACAAGTTTGTCTCTGCTAGAGGCAAACGTTCAGTCTTTACAAATTAAAGATTCTGAAGGAAAGGATAGATTTAAGACAGGATTTTTTGTAGATGATTTTTCCGACTATTCAAAGATTGATAGTTTTTTATCTACAGTATTGATTGACAGTGAGTATAATAATCTTTTACCAAGTATCTCAAGAGATTCTTTGGATTCTATAATCGTTTCTAGGGATAACACAACTATAAATGACTTAGACTTGAATGAAAATTTTGCATTGAAAGATTCTTCTATTCAGAAGACAGGAAAATCTTTAACATTAGCATATACTCAGAAAGATTGGATTGAGCAACCATTTGCAACAAAATCCGAAAAAGTAAATTCCTTTGGAATTTCATCTTATAATGGAAAAATTACATTAAATCCTCCTAGTGACAAATGGTTTAGAACGATTGAAGGAAACATTAATCACAAAAAATCACAAAAAAATGTAAAAATTGAAAAGGAATCGGACTTAGTAAATACTGGTAATGATAATACTAGTGTAGATAAAGTAACAGAATCTTATTTGAGATCTAGAAATGTAGAATTTGCGGCATTCAACTTAAAATCAAATACTAGATTTTATCATTTCTTAGATGGAAATTCCAATGTTGATGTAATTCCAAAATTAATTGAAATTGCAACAGATTCTTCTCTTTCTACTGATGGTTCTACAGGATCATTTGAAGTTGGTGAAACTGTAATTGGATATATTGATGGTATTGCCAAAATAAGATTTAGAGTTTGCAATCAAAATCACAAATCTGGACGTTTTGATAATCCTTCAGAAAAATATACAATTAATCCATATAAAAAGACTTTAACATTATCATCTACTTATGGAACTAATTCTAAAGTTCTTAATGTTGATACTTCTTCTCTTGCAGATTTACGACAAGGTTTATATTATGGATATATTACAAAAGGAATGAAGTTAGTTGGTCAATCTAGCAGTGCTACTTCTTATGTCAAAAAAATAAGACTTATTTCTGATAATTATGGAGATTTGATAGGAACTTTCTTTGTCAAAAATCCGTATTCCACACCAAAACCAGCAGTTAGAATTCCTTCTGGGACTAAAACTTTTAGATTAACAACTAGTAAGTCAAATACAGTAAATTCTATACTTGGATCTGATACTGAATCTAGTAATTCTTCAGGTTTACCTACTATATCAAATATTCCACAATCTAAAGCAGAAACAAATTATGTTTCCAAAGAAACTGATATTAAATTTGAAAGACCACTATCGAAGATAAGAACAAAATCAAGAAGCATAAGAAATGCTATTAGTGAGGAAGTTATTCCTAATATATCAGTAATTACAAACTCAGATCCACTTGCACAAACATTTAATGTTGGAAATACCTTAGGTAATCAATCAGAAATAGAAACAAATGCAGATGTTAATGGAGCAACTTTAACATCAATAGATTTATATTTTGCATCAATTGATAGTGGAAATGAAGAAATTTCTGTAGAAATCAGATCTACAGAATACGGAATTCCTACAAGAAAAGTTATTGGCAAACCTGCTATTTTAAAACCAAGGACACTGAATGAAGATGGATCCGAAACTATTAATATTATTGTTTCGTCTGTTGGAAATGTTGCAACCAACATTAAATTCCCAGAACCTATATTCTTGGAACCAGGAAAAGAATATGCTATTGTTGTAAGTTCTGATAAGTCTGAAGAATATAGTCTTTGGACGGCTGTGATGGGTCAACAAACAATTGAAACTAAAAATTTACCTGATGTAGATACTGTCAGGTATACAAAAAAAGTAGGAATTGGATTTTTATATAAAAATCAAAATGGGTCTAATTGGACTCCAAATAATTACCAAGATCTAAAATTTAAATTATATAAGGCAGAGTTTACAAAAACTTCAGGAATTGCTTATTTTTATAATACACAATTAAGTGAAGGAAATACATTTGTTCCTAAATTAAAAAATAATTCTATTACGGTTTTACCAAAAACTGGAAGACTTTCAATTTCTACAACTACCAGCTCTTTATTAATTGAAGTACTTTCTCCAGGAAGAAAATTAGCAGGAACTTTTTCTAATGGTGGAAGTGCAATAGTTGTTGGATCTGGAAGTTCTGTTACCAATGTAGGACTTACTACACCTGGAGAAAATTATCCAAAATCAGTAACAGAAACCGTTGATACTTATAACATTGTAGGTAAAGGAAAAAATTTGAAGTTGAATATTACTTCAAATTCCTTAGGAACTATTACTAGTATTGGTCATTCTTCCACAAATTCAGGTAATGGATATCAAGTTGGTGATGTTGTAGGTATTATTACATCTTCAACTTCATCAAAAACTGGAAGTGGATCTAGAATAACGATTAATGCTATTAACGGATTAGATACTGTATATCTTACTAATGTTCAGGGTGAGTTTGGTGTTCAAGGAAGTAATCACGAGTTTGCTGTTGGTGTAGGAATAAGTTACTATAGTAATTCTGGGGCAATATTATCAACATCAGCAAATATAATAGACTCCGTTTCTGATGGTGGAATAAATTCTGGTAATTATATTAAAGTTGATCATTTTAATCATGGAATGTATTCTAATACTAATAAAGTAAAGTTAAAGAATATACAATCTAGTGAGGTAAGTACTATCTTAAATAGTGCATTATCAGTTGACAATACTTCTACTATCAGTGTTACCAATACCTCATCTTTTGTTAATTTTGAGGGTATTCCTGTCAGTGGAACTAATCTTGGTTATATTAAAGTCGAAGATGAAATTATTTCTTATAGTGCTGTAGGAAGTGGATCTCTTACAATAAGTTCTAATGGAAGAGGAATCGATTCTACAAAAATTACATCTCACGCAAATGGTTCAACTGTAGAAAAATATGAGTTATCTGGAGTTTCTTTGAGGAGAATTAATAATATTACTCATAATATTTCATCACCAATTGAAATGGATAGTTATTATATTGAATTTTCTAGAGGAAATACATATGGAAATGATAGAAGTCTTGACGGATCTACAAATAATTATCCACAATTATCATTCAACGACAACAGAGTATTAGGAGGTTCTAATGTAAATGCATCTCAAAATATATCTTTTGGTGCTGTTGTACCAAATTATGATATCACTAATCCAAGCTCTTCCACTTCTGTAAGTGCTCAAATAAGAACTGTTACGGGAACTAGTGTTGGTGGAAATGAAGCATCATTCAACGATAAAGGATTTGAGGATGTTTTATTGAATTCATTCAACCCATTGAACAGTGTAAGATTAGTTTGCTCCGAAGAAAATCAAAATGAATATTTGAAAAATTTACCAAATAAAAAATCATTCACTACTGCAATAAAATTTGAATCTAGTGATTCCAATCTCTCACCTATTTTAAATCTAGATCATGCATTTACAGAATTTTACTCATATCGTCTGAATAATCCAGTTTCGGATTATGCTAAAGATAGTAGAGTTAATTCTACGTTAAAAGATCCACACTCGTCTGCATATTATTCTAATCTCATTAAAATAAAAAATCCTGCCTCAACACTGAAGGTAATATTATCTGCAGAAAAACCTGTAGGAACTGATTTTAGAGTATTGTATAAACTAATAAAATCTGACTCCAGTGAAGTTGAACAAGCATTCAACCTTTTCCCTGGTTATACAAATCTCACACAAAATAAAGATGGTTTGGTTGTTATTGATGAAGGGAACAATAGTGGACTACCAGATAGAAAAGTTGATTCAAGTATAGAAGGTGAATTTTTACAGTATGATTTTACTGCAGAAAATCTTGATTTATTTACTGGATTTGTTATAAAAATCGTATCTTCCAGTACAAATCAAGCAAAAACAGTGAGAATAAATGATCTTAGATGTATTGCAATAAGATGATAAAAGTTGAAGGATATGCAAACTTATATCGAGACGAAAAAACAGGTGCTATCGTAAATTATGATAGCACTACTTATGATCAGTATGTTAATTCTTTAAATATAAATGTGGAAAAAAAAGAAGAACTTGATAATATTAAAAAAGACATTATGGAAATAAAACTTTTACTGAAAGAGATTTTAAAGTCAAAGGGTTAATATCAATATAAATACAAATATAACTGCAGTTAATATCTTAAAATAATGGCAATTTTTGTATCAAACTTAGTTATTGAACAAGGTTTTGATTTTGATGGCACTTTTGAATTAGAAGATGTTAATACCGCAAGTCCACTAAACTTAGCAAATGAAACAGTTTCTGCACAAATAAGAAAAACATACACTAGTTCAGCATCAATTAGTATGAATGCATCTATTGTTGGAGATGGATTATCTGGAAAAATAAAAGTATCTTTAGGATCTTCTATAACAGCAGGTTTGAAACCAGGTAGGTATGTCTATGACATTAAATTATTTAATGGAACATCTTTATCTGTCACAAAAGCAGTAGAAGGGAACGTGCTAGTAAGAGGAGGTGTAACTAGGTAATGGCAGATATAAAAGCCAAATTTATTAATAATAAAACGACCAAAGTAAGAGTTGGTCAAGTGGGAGCTATAAAAGTTCTCTCACAGCAAACAGGATATACTTCAAAGTTATCAAATTTATCTGATGTTGATTTAACTCAAGTAGATGAAAGTGGTTTAATTCTTGTTTATAATTCTGACACCTCCACATTCTTTTTAACTGATGTTATTCAAACATCTACATTTGGTGCTACTGGTGTTGTAACTTTTTCAAATGCGACCGGTTCATCTTCACCTTCAACAGGAGCATTTGTTGTTGAAGGTGGTACGGGAATTGGTGGTAATTTAAATGTTGGACAAAATGTTAATGTTACACAAAACATTAACATATCAGGAATAACTACACTTGCTGCTAATGGTGGAATTACCACAACTGGAGGTAATTTATTCGTAAATGATAACCTTAACGTAGGTAACAATTTATTTTATGCAGGTGGCAATTTCAATGGTCCAAATGGAATTGCATTTTTTAATTCTGATGGTGCTTTACTAAGTACCGCAAGTACTACAGGATTTATTACTACAAGTAACTATATATTAACAACACAAGAAATTGCAGGAACAGACACTCCTGTATGGACAACAACCATTGATGGAGGAGAATTCTAGTGGCTAAACCAAGCACACGACAAGGTTTAATCGATTATTGTCTAAGAAGATTGGGGGCTCCAGTCTTGGAAATCAATGTAGATGATGATCAAATTGATGATTTGGTAGATGACACCATTCAATATTTTAATGAAAGACACTTTGATGGTGTCGAAAGAATGTATTTGAAATATAAAATTACTCAGGATGATATTGATAGAGGAAGAGCAGGTGCTGAAGGTGGTGTTGGTATTGTAACGACTTCCGGTACATCAAATATAGTAGGAACTGCAACTACTTTCAATTATTATGAGAATTCAAATTACATTAAAGTTCCAGAATCTATCATTGGTATAGAAAAAATATTTAAATTTGATACTAGTTCAATTTCAAATGGAATGTTTAATCTCAAATATCAGTTATTTTTAAATGATATGTACAAGTTCAATTCTATTGAACTTCTTCAGTACTCTATGCTCAAGACTTATCTTGCAGATATTGATTTCTTACTGACTACAGATACGCAAATTAGATTTAATAAAAGACAAGATAGATTATATTTGGATTTAGATTGGGAATTACAATCAAAAGATACATATATTATACTTGACTGTTATAGAGCTCTTGATCCTACAAATTTTAATCAAGTTTACAATGATACTTTTGTAAAATTATATCTTACTTCTTTAATTAAAAGACAATGGGGTCAAAATTTGATAAAATTTAATGGTGTAAGACTTCCAGGTGGAATTGAGTTAAATGGAAGACAAATTTATGATGATGCGATTAGAGAACTTGATGAAATTAAACAAAAAATGAGTCAAGATTATGAACTTCCACCTCTAGACTGTATTGGATAATTATGGCACTAAATCCTTTTTTCTTACAAGGTTCTTCTTCAGAACAATTTTTAATGCAGGATTTAATTAATGAGCAGTTAAAAATTTATGGAATTGATGTATATTATCTTCCCAGAAAAATTTTAAATCTTGATGATGTTCTAAGAGAGGCAGAAACTTCAAAATTTGATGATAGTTTTTTGATTGAGGCATATTTAGATAATTACGAAGGATATACTCCAGGTAATGATATTATGTCTAAATTTGGTTTGAGATTGAAGAATGAAATAAATCTGATTATTTCAAAAGAAAGATTTGAAGATTTTATAGGACCTTTCATATCAGGATTAAATCAAGGTCTTGTGGATGAAACTTTGACTGGATTTGAAACTTTACTAGCAAAGAGACCTTCCGAAGGAGATTTAATATTTTTTCCCTTAGGAGAAAGATTATTTGAAATAAAAAGAGTTGAATTCGAAAAACCATTTTACCAGTTAGGAAAAAATTATGTTTTTGAACTTCAATGTGAACTTTATGAGTATGAAAATGAAGTTATTGATACATCAATTGATGTTGTTGATAAGACTGTAGAGGACGAAGGTTATATTACAACTTTAAATTTATTACCAAGTACAAATACCAATGCAGAGGCAACTGCATCAATCGGTGATGGAATTGTAAGTAGAATTATTTTAAATGATGATGGTAATTCTTACACATCATTACCTAATGTAACAATTTCCGCACCAACTAGTGGAATCACAGCTACTGCTGTTGCAATTACAACTTCAGTTGGTAGTGCCAATTCTTTAGAATCTGTAGTAATTACAAATGCCGGAAGTGGTTATACAGCAACAAATCCTCCAATAATTACTATAAGTGGTGGGGGAGGTGTAGGTGCAGCAGCAACTGCAGTAGTATCTAATAGTGGTGTCAGACTTCTCACAATGGACGAAGAAGGTTCTGGATACTACCTGACACCTACAGTGACAATCGATGGTCCTGCAGGACTTGGTGAGACGGCTACAGCAAGAACAGTTCTAAATGATGGAAAAGTTACTTTGCAAATAGTCAATGCAGGATTTGGTTATACTGAAGCACCTAGTGTAAATATTTCTGCAGCAAGCACTGTTAGTGTAGCAGGAACTTTCTTATATAATGAGACCGTTACTGGATCACTTTCAGGAACAACTGCTGTTGTTAGAAGTTATGAAGTCCTTAGAGGTTCTGGAATTAGTACTACAAATCCACCAAGAATACTAAGAGTTGCTATAAATAGTGGGCAGTTTTCCTCCGGTGAAACTATTACAGGATCAGAATCTTCTGCAGTTTATATTCTCAAATCCTATGACAATAATAGTTATGAGGAATCATATGATGAGAATGAAGAATTTGAAATTGAAGCAGATTCTATTTTAGACTTTACTGAGAAAAATCCATTTGGAGAATACTAATGTTAGGGACCTATTTTTATCACGAAATAATTAGAAAAACCATAATTGGATTTGGAACATTATTTAATGATATCTACATCAGACACAGGAATAAAGATGGTAGCATTGTAGATGAAACTAAAGTTGGTCTGAGTTATGGTCCTACACAAAAGTTTATTGCGAAGATTCAGCAACAATCCGATTTAAATAAATCAATTGCCATCACCTTACCCAGAATGTCTTTTGAGATGTCTGGAATTCAATATGACCCTACTAGAAAAACTAGTGTTATAAAAACTTTTAAAGTCAATGATGTAAATGATAAGACTCAAAAAGTCTATATGCCAGTTCCATATAATATTAGTTTTGAACTAAGCATTTATGCAAAATTAAGTGATGATGCACTTCAAATTATTGAGCAAATTTTACCATATTTTCAACCTTCTTTTAATCTAACAATCGATTTAGTTGATTCCATTGGTGAGAAAAAAGATGTTCCTATTGTAATGGACAATATTGAATTGCAAGACGATTATGAAGGTGATTTCTCCACAAGAAGAGCACTCATATATACATTAAGATTTACAGCAAAAACTTATATATTTGGACCTATTTCAGACTCTACAGAAGGTCTTATTCGTAAGGTTCAAGTTGATCTATATGCAGATACTGATACGAAAATTGCAAAACGTGAAATGAGATATACGGCAACTCCAGATCCAATAACAGCAAATCCTGGTGACAATTATGGATTTGATGAAGATTGGGAGTTCCTTGGGGATAGTAAATCTTATAGCCCATCTCAACAACTTGATATTTAATAATTATGAGTAATAAATATGATTCTTTAAATAAAGCACTTAATACCGAAAGTGACATTGTTAATGTAAATTCACATCAATCAAATATAAAAAAATCGAAGGATAATCATATAGAAACAGATTATACCTATACTCGTGCGAACCTCTACTCCCTTATAGAGAAGGGTCAGGAGGCAATTAACGGCATTATGGAAGTAGCAGGGGAAGGAGGCAGTCCAAGGGCATACGAGGTCGCAGGGCAGTTGATTAAGAGTGTTGCAGATACTACTGATAAGTTAATTGATCTGCAGAAGAAACGGAAAGAAGTAGAGGATGAAACTAAGAAGACCACGAATAATGTTACTAATAATGCATTGTTTGTAGGATCCACTTCTGAACTTCAGAAGATGTTAAAACAAGGTTTTCTAAATAATAATAACTCCACTAAAAAAGATGAAGAAGTGTAAGCAGGGGCATTACTACTGCTATAAAGATAAAAAATGCAAACGTATTCCAATGGGGTATCGTGTGGCATCTGGTGGATATCTTCGTAAAGAAAATGAAAACTCTTCAGATGATAATGAAAATGATAGTAACAATAGTAATGGTAATGGCAATGGTGGTAATGGGAGTGGGAGTGGCAATGGTGGATCCAACGGAGGTGGAATGAGTGAGGGATCTCTTCTTAAGTGGTTCGAAAGATCTAAATCAAAAGGTGGCAAAAAGGGATGGGTCAATGTTGTGACAGGAGATTCCTGTGCAAGTGACAAACCTGGTGAAGGTATTCCTAAATGTGTTTCTTCTTCTAAAAGGGCAAGTATGTCTAAGAAAGAAAGAGTTTCTGCTCAGGCAGCAAAGAGAAGAGAAGATCCTGGTCAACAAAAGAAGTCTGGCGCAGCAAAACCAACTTACGTATCAACTGATAAAAAGAAAATGAAAAAAGAAGAAGTAGAGATTATCGAGGCAAAAGATAAGAAAGGTAAGAGTAGTGGAACTAAAGATGCCTGTTATCATAAGGTAAAGTCACGTTACTCTGTATGGCCTTCTGCATATGCTTCTGGAGCACTTGTAAAGTGTCGCAAAAAAGGTGCTGCTAATTGGGGAAATAAGAGTGAAGAATGGGTAGCAAATACTGCAGCAGAATACTTTTTTAATGAAGGTATCAATGAATATGGTTTATCAATTTTTATCGAAGAACTTGGAGTTGAGAATTTTGTCGGGTTTGTTCATGACCTTATAGAGGACTCTGAATTAACTGAAGCATATGCTTTAACAGATAAAAAGAAAACTCCAAAGAGGTTGCCAAAAGGAACTCAACCAGCAAAAACAACCAAAGCAACTATTTCTAGAGGTGATAGTAAGATTAAAGCAGCATCACCATCTGGTGCTTTCAAAAAAAGACCTGCAGCAGCAAAAGCAGTTGAAACTGCAAAGGCAAAACAACCAGAGAAAAAACCTGTCAAATCAACTCTAGTAAAAAGTGTTGCCGATACTTTAGCAAGAGGAGCACTTTCTGCATGGAAAGGTCACCAAACTGCTATGAAGAAAAAGAAGGAGGGTGCTTCTGTTGCAAAACAAGTTGGTGCAGGATTAGGTGCTGCTGCTGGTGCAATGCTCAAGAAAGGCAAAAAACATTTATCAGATGATTATAAGTTTTCCAATTGGAGAGATGATTTTCAAGCAACCGAATATGAGTTCATTGATATTATCAAAGCAGAACCTTTGATTTCCGAGTCACCGAGTTTTGAAATTAAAAAGAATGATGAAGTGCAAGGTCCCGAAGTACCAAAAGGAAAACAGTGGAATGCTGGACCTGCATCTGAAAGAACAAAAAAGGGTATAGATAGACTTAAAAAGAAATTAAAAAAAGAGGAAGTCGAATCTATTGATGAACTAAAGTGTTGGAAAGGGTATAAGAGAAAGAAAGGTTCTATTCCGGGTGAAAAAGGTTCTTGTGTAAAAGCACATACAGAACTAGAAGGTGAGAATATTGATGAAATTGCTCCAGCGATTGCAGGTGTTCTAAGGGTTGGTGCGAGGGTTGCTGCTAATGTAGCAAAAAAGAAGGTTTCACAAAAAATTGCAGATACAGCATCAAATCAGATGTCAACAGAAGAAAAAGAAGAATCAAAAATCGACGGTAGCAATCTAAAAAAACTTGCCGCAAAAGCAGTAAGAAGAGTCGATGCCGATGTGGATGGTGATGTAGATACTGATGATATGAAATCACCCGAAACTGGAGAGTTTGTTCCTTCACCTGATGGCAAGAAACTAAAACCAAAGGTAAGATTTGAAGGTGCTTCAGATTGGAGAAATGAACTTGATGAAGGTGCTGCCTGGACTAAAAAATCGGGCAAGAATAAGAAAGGTGGACTAAATGAAAAGGGACGCAAGTCTTATGAAGCAGAAAATCCTGGTTCTGACCTAAAGGCACCATCCAAAAAGAAAGGTAATAAGAGGAGAGCATCATTCTGTGCAAGAATGAAAGGCATGAAAAAGAAATTAACTTCTGCTAAAACTGCAAGAGACCCAGATAGCAGAATCAATAAGTCCCTTAGAGCATGGAACTGTAATTAAATTTTGTTATGAGTGACGTATATCTTGGTAATCCATTATTAAAAAAAGCAAATACTCCGATTGAGTTTACAGAAGAACAAATTATTGAGTTCCTCAAATGTAAACAAGATCCAATTTATTTTGCAAATAACTACATTAAAATTGTTTCTCTTGATGAAGGTCTAACACAGTTTCATCCATATCATTTTCAAGAGAAATTAATTCACAATTTTCATAATAACAGATTTAATATCTGTAAGATGCCACGACAGACTGGTAAGTCTACTACTGTGGTATCATATCTTTTACACTATGCACTTTTTAATGATAGTGTAAACATTGGTATTCTGGCAAACAAAGCATCTACTGCTAGAGAATTGTTAGGAAGATTATCAACCGCATACGAAAACTTGCCAAAATGGATGCAGCAAGGTATTTTGGTATGGAATAAAGGAAACATTGAATTAGAAAATGGCAGTAAGATATTGGCATCATCTACATCTGC